CCAGTAGAGGGGAAGTTAGGCATTTCTTGTAAGTTTTTCTGCAAGTTAAATGCAGTCGAATTACTAGCCACTCCATTGTAGGTGATGTTTTTACTTAACACGCCTTCAACATCTATCTGATACTGATTACCTACCACAAAGTGATCAAAGGTAATAGTCTGCTCTGCCGGAATTGGAGTTGGGCTTGAGCTGTCATTGTAGTCATACTTAGGCACATCAACAAAAGGAATCTCATCTGCAACAAAAGAGTTAGATGGATCGGTAGCATAAGTGCTTTCATTGAATATAATTCGTCTAGGCTTTTGATCTTCATGGAACATAAGCATGACGTTTTCTGTCTGAGTATCTCGTACAGAAGGTATCTGGGCAGAAGTATAAGGCACAGGAATATCAGCAACGTAGACTGTATCAGCGCTACCTGCATGAGGAGTCCTGTAAAACCTTAAATTGTTTTCTGTCATTACAGCTAAGAAGTTAAAGTCAGGGCCGTATTCCCAATCAAAAGTTTTAAGCTCACTGGCTGGAGTGTAGCCTGTAGGTTCGGCAGAGAAGTTCCACTCACCCATACGGACACGCCAGTTTACGCTTTCTGCGGCATTAAGGTCTACTCTAATTCGCCATTCAGTTTTATCTGAAACAGCAATAGAGCTTATATCAAACTTTTCGCTCACTAAGCCGCCAAACTCGCTAGTAATTGTGATTGTTTTGTATTCAGTCCAAGTTGCACCAACAAGGTTTTCAATAGTTAAAATGGCTGTCTGTATGTATGCACCGCCAGTACCATTACGAATAAGGTGGGCATTTTCTATAGTCAGAAAGTCTGCATCATAGCTTCCACCCAGATCGTAAGTAGCAACTGTGTAACCAGTAGGAGTTCCTGCATTGGCATCTGTAGTAGCATATGTGCTTGCATTGCCATCGTTGAGCAAAGCAGGAGTACCGCCATTAGGCATAAGAGGATTAACAGCAGTTTGACGAGTGTTGCCTCTAAGAGCAACGTCTATGAACTGTGTGCCAGGTCTACGCTTAACACCACCTTGGGGAACAATAACAACGCCCTCGGCTTGCTGTGCGCCCTGATAGTATTGCTCAAGATCGGTACGGCCTTTAAGTAATGGTGACAACTCACCACTGGCAAAGCTGGTTTGCTGAAATTGTGACTTAGGCATTAGTACCTCACGTTAATAAATGGTCGATCCTGAATTGCTATTTGGGGGTGTTGCTGTGAGTCAGTGTATCGGGCCATACGACTAGCGTTTAGATATTGGTTAGCTAGTAACTCCATGGAAGCGGCACTGTCACGAATGGAAGGAGCAAAGTCCATGCCCAAGGCATACTCAATCATCTTGGCAAAGTATGCGGGCCAATCAGCTTCGGAGGGCTTACGGATGTAATCACAGAAAAGTGTACCGCTATAATTGCAGTAGACTTTATTGTTTATAATTTGGTATGGGATACTGGGATCAAGTTTAATTAATACCAGCATATCGGCAGGGAGCGTATATGAAGTCTGCCACTCATCACCTACCGGAGCAGCTACATCTTTACTAAGTTCTGCAATGTTACGAGCAAAACCCCAGCGATGCTTGCTGAGTTCGTTCTCAACGATATTGTCATATAGGCTAGTGGCTACAACCTGAGCGCGAGTACCGCTAGTCAGGGATGTCAGTGGCACATCGCCAATAAGAATAAGAGCATTATTAATTAACGATAGCTTACTGTTTGCCATAAAAAACCTTTAGATGTAAAGAAAGGGGCCACCGGAGCAGCCCCATTCAGTTTTACTACTTAACTATTACCGATTGCAGTTCCAGAAGCCATAGTAACAGTAGTGCTACCGTTATTAGCTACACAGAATGAAACAGTAAAATCGACAGCGTTAGTGTCAACTACAAGTACAACGTCACCAACATTGATTTCGTCCTTAGCAGGAACAAAAAAGTTAGCGCCAAGTACAGTAGCAACAGCTTCTTCAGTAGCATAAAGCCATACTGAACCGCCACCTGATCCGCCTACGCGGGATAAACCTGATCGTGCAAAAGCCATGATAATTCCCCTTATGCAGTTTTGTCGTATTGAACTTTAACGATACCAAGACCGTCACGAGAAACAGCGCCAGCCTTCAGCATACCGTTACACAACCAAGAAGTGCGATCAGCAATCCAATCAACGTCAGTCTTAATGTCGATACCGATTGCAAGACCAACAGCGTCCTGAGAGAAGAAGTATGAATCAACGATGTTAGCTGCTTCAGTCAGACCACCTTCAGCACGATCTTCGATAACTACGAACTTAAAGCCACCGAAAGTATCAACGTCACCGTTGACCAGAGCTTTAACATTGTTGTAGTCAGAAGAAGTGATTTCTTCTTGGTTAAGCAGACCACCCAGACCCTGAGCATTGATAGCAGCATACAGGTTAGAGTTAGGAACGCCTTGAGCGCGAAGAGCTACCTGAGCTTCAATTACTTTCTCAGTAGTTAGGTTAGTGCCGCCTTCAACTACAGTACCAGCGTAAGTAGTTTCTGCGTCCATTGCATCGATAACCAGCTGGTCACAACGACGACCAAGAGACTGTGCGATAGTGCTTGCAAGTTCCTGCTTCTCGTCAAAGTTTACAGTCTGAGCATCAAACATATCTGTGTATTCTGGAGCATTCCAGTTTTGCAGAGTTGCAGTTGCGAAGCCGTGAGTGATGTCCATAGGAGTTACTAGATCAGAAGTAGACTTCTGGTTAGCTAGACCCTTACCCATGTTACGGAATTTGTAGGTGTCACCTACTACGTTGTTTCGTACAGTTACAGCGCCTTTCAAAAGGCCAGCGTTTTGGTATGCGTGTTTAACAAGACTGTCAAACTCCGTTACCGCTACGGATGATAATACCTTACTCATAATGATTTCCTCGAAAAAGAGTAATAAATAATATAAAAGTTTTTCAAGGTTTTAGCTGAGTACCCGAGTAAACTTGGTCAGCATTCAACCTAAATTTACTGGGCCTTAATAGAAAGGGGTGTCCAGTGTGCCGATTATACACCTTTCACCCCATAAACTCAACCAAACGTGCGGGTATGAGCCTTATCGCCACCAAATTCCTGCATCATCTTCTGGATTTTGGCTTCATGGTTAGCATCAATGCTACGGAGGAGTTGTCCATTCTCGTTCTTCATAAACATCTGAGCTTCAATGTCAGACCAGGTCATGCCAGTGGGATGCTGTCCACCATCGATAGGTAGCTTAGTTGGTGCAGTAGCACGAACCAAATACTCTACCAGCTCAATAGACTTAGCATCAGTCACAAGATCACGAACCACTTCATAGTCGTCAGCATCTAAGTTGTTCTTTAGATAGCCTTCAACATTCTTGATACGCTCTCCGGCATTGTCACCTAGTCGTGCAATCTCTTGCTCTTGGGTAACTTGTTCTACTGCTTCACCCTGTGCTGACAGCAATTCCCACGCATCACCAAAGGCTTCTTGGCTCATACCTGTCTTCTCAGCAAACTCGGTCAGTTCTTGCAATAGGGCATCGTCAGACTCAACTCCTTCTGGGCCAGCATAGCCATCTTTTGGTGCGCCAGTAAAACCACCGAACTTCTTTTCTAGTTCAGTATAGGCTTTGGCTTGTTCAGCGACAGACTTATACTTGTCGCCTTTGTACCATTCGGGTGTCTCACCTGTACCCTTGATACCATCGGATAAAAAATACTCACCTTCACTTAGTTCTGGGGAGCTTGCATCCAACAGGGTTTCGCTTGTTGTTTCTTCTGTTGCGGCCTGTTCTTCACTCATAATTATTCCTTACAATATTTCAGCTTGTTGCATTTGGTTGATAATAAATTTAACAACTCCCGACTCACCGTTATGGTAAGCAGCCTCGTAATCAACATTGGAAGCACCAAAGGGGGTGTCGTTATTGAAGATAAACCTCCGCGTCATGTCCTCAAGTACGCGCTTCCCGATGTCACCTGAGAAGCACTTAGTATACGCTTGAGCCAATTCAGCAGCGGCCTTTCTTTTCTCTGCATTGACCACCTTTGCATCTTCTGCATTAGTGGTCGCTTGATTAATTGTATCCCAACTCATAGAGCAGTTTGTCCTTGGTCAACAGGTGGTTGCCCCTGAGCATCCATTCCTTGTTGCGCTCCCGCGGCACCAGCCTGAATAACGGCTTGCTTTTCAGCTTGGCTTCTAACTAGCTCGGCGGGCATACCAGTCTTATCGGCAACCCACGTACCAAAGTCTTCTAGTTTAAATCCAATCTTGGCTTGATCTGGGCCAGCAGTCTGAAGCACGAACTGTACAGCTTGTTGTACGTTAAGGATGTCTTCACCGTCCTGCGCTCTTGCCAATGGAGACATAAACTTAATAGCGACCTGACGACCATCCAGCTCAACAGGGGTAATGATACCACGACGAGTTAGAATGGAGGCCACACGCTTAATGATTGGAATCAATACTTCGGTCTGTAATCTGCCGAAGGCAGAGCCGATGCGTTTTGCCAATTCACGCGACTCGATGGCAACCTCAGTGGCGGATCGCACAGCACCAGTAGGATCACGAAGATCGTTGAATAGGGCCTTCTTGATCGACATTTGCATTTCATTGATCTGGAACTGGGCAAGTTGTAAGTT